GCCGATTCGCCTCCGAAGAGGTATGTCTTGTCGTTTTACAACAAAACGGTCATTGAAGAATGACCACGCGCTGGTGTCCGCCCCTCCCGACTATTGGAAGGGCAGGGCCTCGCATCGTTGTGCTACGTAGTAGCACTCTCATCCAGAGACTGGATGAGTACTACGGAGAATTCCGTAGTGTATGCGACTTCTTTGAACGTCGCATCTCCCCTGACTTTCAAGCCAGGGCACTGAGGACCAGAGGTCCTCCAGCATATCTCTCGGAGTTTACTCCGGGAGAACAGCAGTCATTACTGCTAAGAAGTCTTTATTTCAAGGCTTCTGCTGCCCTGAGGTACAAGCTTCGCAAGAAGCTTGACGCAGGACACTTAAACCAGGTTCGATCCTGGTTCCAGACGGCAGATGCTGCCGTCCTCCCACTGTTAATATGCAGTGAGAGACACACCGCCCTCTTAGAGGCGCAGGTGGATACTCTAACAAATTGGGTGTTAGAGAACTGTGCGCATAATTACGCACGGTTTCAGTCCGAATGGAAAGGACTGAAGAAGCGAATGAGGAAATCATTCGCCCTCCACGGTGATCTAAATCACGTGGAGTGTCCGGGTTTCATGAACCCGTACCTCCTTGCGGCACGCAAGGCACTGCTGGATTTTCCAGTAGAGCAACCCAGTGATCTGGGGCGCTTCGTGTTGCTCTTCTGTCAAACAAGAGCAACCGGTATGGCCGATCATCAAATGATCGAACAAAGCTACAACAAATTTGTAGCTACAGTTTCCGATCCGGGTCAGGACGTGAAACTTGATCAATCCGTTCTAGGAAAGATCACCGAACCCATCAAAAGGGTTAACGGTACGACCGCGAAAGTCTCGGTCGGGACGACTTCGTGTATGGAAAGCACGAGGTCGATGGGAGGAAAGACTGCTTTCCTCAAAACCCTTGCCTCTCATAAGGCGGTAAGGGCGGAGTACGATTTTCGTACTCTGGAGCCAACTTACGTGGCTCCTAGACCGGTCCGCAGTGCGCAGGACCTGGTCCACTGGGCTGTTTATAATATATTAAACAACCCAACCTACACATCTTGTGTTAGGTTACATGGTGTTTCTGAGCCTTCAAAGGCTAGAACCATCACGGTGGCACCTTATGCATATCAGGTGCTTATGGGCGTTTTCGCTCATATATTTCAACCTGGACTTACGTCAAAACAGGTGAAATCCGGCCTCAAGGCCGACAGGCATCTGTGGAGGTTTCTCACAGATGTCCTGAACCCCCAGAACAAAGACTGGGAGGAATTGATAGACGGTCACGTCTATTCGCTTTCGACAGACTTGTCGGAAGCAACAGACTGGGGCAACAAGAGTGTTGCACGCCAGATCTGGCAAGCTCTCATTGAGAGAGCCGAGAACCCAAGTTTCCCCTTGGGTTTAGCACTGCTTGCTAAAAGCAAGTACTGTGGCAAACGCTTTGCGTTTGTGCCACACCAAGGCGGTTACCGCCTGGTTACCATGCATCGCGGATGGATGATGGGTGACATGATGACTAAGGTCATCCTGACTCTCGCACATCAATATTGTTGCGAGAAATCGGGTCTACGGGTTTACACCCTCGTAGGCGACGATGAGATTGCTTTGGATAGCAATCCGGACAAGCTGCATAAGCATCTTGACACTCTGTCTACCATTTTTAAGGTGTCAGAGTTGGACACTTTTGTGTCCCAGCGTCTCGCATTTTACTGCGAGGAAGGCTGTATCGTGCCACAAAGTGTGCACGACACGCCCCATGTGCAAATGCGCAGGGGCCACGACCTGATGTACTTGGATTACCCAAGAATCAGGTTGCTACTACCTCAACCAAGTGAGGTAGATGCCTACTCAATGTCAAACATTGGTAGGTTCAGTCTCCTAGGGAAGGAGACCAGATGGGTCGCGTCAAGCAACCCTAGAGCGAAGAGGTTTTTCGACCAGGCTTCGCTCCTGCAGCACATACTAGTGCCGCAAGAGGCTGATTGTATCAGCCCATACACCCCACTAGAAATTGGCGGTGATGGTGCATTCCCTATTGATGGGAAGCACATGTTACGAGTTATAGATAACAAATCTCGTAACCCCCGGGAAACTAAATACCGGTTGTACGCACTCCAAAATGGGAGATTTGGGTACAAATTCGTGCGATCAAATCGCACGGATAAGGTGGTGCATAAGCACCACCTCTACCTTCCAAAGCTGGAAGGGATGAGGAAACTATTGCCGGAGGACTCCGTCATAGTTCCTCGTGACCAGAACCACAGGGTTCTGATCAATTCGCTGAAGATAGAAATGTTCAGCGATCCGCAATCCGTATTCTTCGAGATTGCAAAGGGCCTGTATTACCAGGCGCTGCTTCGGGGAGAAGACCCCCCGGAGCCGACTTTCGGTATAGAGCGAAAGTTCTCGGACGGGCGTACGAACGACCCGACGATAGACTACGAGCTCTTTATGAGCACGTGGTCCAATCCTGGATTCAAATTCCAGAATGATTGGGGGTATGTGGTCGACAAGACCAAACTTCCCAAACTTAACCCAATGAACTTGGGTTGGGACTGGCAACAATACGTGCCAGAGAAGATCCAAATGAAAGGATACTTCGAGGACTGGTTGAGGGACAACTCCGATTTATTAACGGAGTCTCTTCCAGACTTGGTTGCTCTTATTAGAGAAGAGAAACCATTACCACCTAGGGTGGTGAACAGACTCAATTTATTTATGGAGTCTGACTCTTACCTGCTGCACGTCTTAGACAGAGCATGGGCAGATAAGAATGAGGTCGGAGTAGTTACTCGCGACCAAAGGCTTTGCACGCTTATACGTAAAAAGCTAGACAGTTGGAAGCCAACTGTCCCGCACAGAGTCATCTGTGTTGATCCCGCCATTTATATGATCGGGAGAGCCTTCGAGATTTTATCCGAAGACATACCGCTCCTTGAAGACCCAGGAGCGATGCTTCATGTGGACTACAACGAGTTCACTGATGGGATGCCGCATGATGACGACATCTGGGACCGTGAAATAGGTCTCATCAACACCCGCAACGCGGTGTTGCTCACTTTCAAAAAGTGAGATACGTACATTGATCTGTAGTAGATTTATACGATTCGG